CCTAGGGTGTACATGTACTCAAGCCGGTAACGAGGAGACGTATTCCTTTCGGAATACATCGCCTCGCTCACTGCCATATCTACCCCATGCAGGTACTCGTCCCATTTAGAATACATTTCTGTATTCCTCGTGGGACCAGCCCCGTTTAGGAGATAGATAAAAGCAGCGAAGTCGCCAGGGAGTTCATCCCTGAAGACTAAAGGAAGAGCACGGTACGATCTGAATCGATAACCACTCCAGCTTCGGTCTTTCGGCCGAATCCGACTGTGGTCTCCCAGGAGATGCCCGTCACCCAGCCCGTCAGGGCCGAAGTGGCGGAACTTCCTAGGGATATAATCGATCAGCACTGACGCCAACTCGTTTTCGCCTCTTCTATAGAAGAAGTTATGTAATCGGTACAGCTCTCTTATGGAGAGCAGTCCTTTTACATATACGGGTCGGATGTCAGAACCCTCGAAGTAATCTCCTCCACAAGATTCCCGGAAGGGACCGTCAATGAACGACTTCTCGGAATTAACCTTGAAGCCGCACATCGATAGGTGTGTAACCACGTCTTGTGCATATTCGGTTGGTACGATGATATCGTCGCCATAGACGCTAACTGTGCCTGTAGAACAGACGCAACGCGCTACCGCGAAGAAAATCAACGATTCCAATTCGAACGTGAAACCGTTACCCATGGACGAAAACTTCTGCAAGACGACCTTTCGATCGTCATGCAGTATCGTCGGAGTCCGAAGGTCCTCCAAGAGGGCCCACCATGGGTACGGCAGGAGATCTGCCACTAGCTCACGGGAGATAGTGTCAGACGCAGACGCAAGATCCAAGGTAGCGTAGGACCCATCCTGGGACCCTACTCTAGCTAGATATTGGTTGCGGGACTGGTCCCGCAGGTCGACACCGTTCACACGGAGACGATCCCTGATCCAACGACCGACACCTTTCTGAAGAAAGGTGTTGATTATCGGTTCAACCATTATACAACGATCTGTTGTCGCGTTCTTCGGAACCGTGGCCAGCTTCCCGTAATCTGTGATAACCGCCCTATCAAGGGAGGTCCACAACGGGAACGTTGCCTGCAAGTATGGAACATACTTGTAAGCACCAGCGGTTACAGTTGGGTCGGCGGAGATTTTCCGCCGGACGCTCGTTTTACGCGAGATCCCGACGTTAGCCCCTGGCCCAAAGCCGAAGGAGAGTTCGTCGAGAGACGGCACGTCGCCTAAGATCTGAGAAATTTTCCGTTGGACCCTGTATAGGAATCCAGCGTCGAGGCCCTCAGGCTTCGATCTCAGTCTAAAGCGACGATTCGTTTCTCGGCAAACTTCCTCTGACTCAAAGAACTTGGTGACGGCCACCTCTCGGGTGTCTATTCCGAGGGGTATGGAAGCGTTTTTCGAGAAAAACGCGTGGATCTGCCGCTGGCACCTGAAGTTATCTACATGATACCGGGTATCGGAATACCTAATATCAGGGAGATCGCTACAGTTGCCAACACTACGGCAATTTTCTTCCACTCCATAAGCACGACTCCAAAGCTCGCTCGTGATATGATTGAGGATATGCATGCTCTTCTCAAAAGAGAAAGAAGCATCAAAACGCGGCAAAGCCGCAGTCTTACCTTTCATCATGTCTATCATCCTGAAGTGGTCTTACGACCGTTTAGGGTTGATACATCCCCGAAGCACCCTTAATAAGGATGCTCGAGCTTATCGACCATGGCTAGTACTTGAGCATCCTTCAGAAGGTTCGACGCGAGAACGCGCAGATCCTTTCGTTGGTCGCCAGTGGTACGGTCATGGAGGAACAGCTCGATGTTCGCCTGCAAGTAGTAGGCGACCTTCGGTGGGGCTTCATAGCCCGAGGATGCCGAGCCGGACTGGGTTTCCAGGACGGGCACGCGCAGCGTGACGACAGCCTTTTGGACGGAACCGGACCCACGCTTGAGATTCAGAAGAATCTCACTCTCTCCGACGATCGGAACCGCCGCATTCCCGTTTTCACGGTAGTTCGGCGGATTCGTTGCGACGGGTTGAAACGTGTGGGCAACCGGGGTTGCTTTACCGTCATTGATTACGATGGGCGCAATTGCGGCCATTGTCTATCTCCAAAGTGGACTACGAACCGGTAGCCAAACGGTCCTAGCGACGTGCTAGGGGTACTCAAAAACCACAGCACTTAGGATGCCACATCACATCCGGCGGAAGGCTTGATGTAACAAAGCCGACGCCGCTGAGACTCTACGCAGACTCGCGTCGAAGCTAATCAATGATTGCCTCGGCCCGTTGCCGGTATAGACCTCAGGGGGTAATTCCGATGTGATAATGCGTGACATGTCCGTTCTCCTCCTCCAGTAAAGGCCACTGGTTACACTACGCGTTGTCGCGTGGTAACCAGGAATAAAGGCATTTTCTGGAACCGTCATCCCGCAAAACGACTTCAGCACATCAGTGCGAACATGCCGACCTACAGGTATAACCTTTAGGGCTTCGTGAGCAGCAATGATGTCGCTGATAGGAAGGAACCAGTCGAAGAGGAAACTGAATGGGATCAACTCCCATGCAATCGCCGCTGGATTGGTTAACCCAAGCCGAAAGGCCCAGGAAACTTCCTTCGTTGATAAGCGGGTGAGATGATAGACACGCCTTTGGTTCAACTGCTGCCAAGCCCACCCCGTCCCTTCGAAAGTCGAAGTAACGTAGCGGACTGGCGCCCCCTCAACGCGATCCGAAGTTCGGATCGAGGGGTTGTGAACATAAGGCTTCTCTACCAACTCGGCGGCTGCAAAAATATCTTGCAGCAGGGGGACCCAGCCATAGTGAAGCTCCAGGAAGGATCCTGAAACGTCACCCGAGTCTAGCTTACGCTGAGACCGGCGCGATGGACGCTTGGAACTACCGAGCGCTCGTAGAGCATCACGGAGGTTACCCTTACGTACATGGCGCATAGCTGTTGCGAACCCTATCATACGATCAGCGATCATATGCCAAGATTCGCGTGCTTCACCAGCCGTCACTGCGAGGTTAAACTCGCTTTGACGGTACTTCTCCAGCAGGTTAGCGTAGGACTTATAATTACTCATAAGTTCTACAACCCCCGGCCGGACGAACGCCCCAAGGCCTATCATATGCGTATTGGTTACGGGATATCCTTCGATATTCCGAAATTTATACGATATGGGACCATTCCATACCGACTCGTACTCCGCCGTGTAAAAGTTATCCTGTAGGATACCTTGTGCGCGCAGAGAACTTGGCGTATCGACACCAGAGCAAGCCGCATAATCGCGGAAGTATGCTCCATGTGGTGATAATGGATATGTCCGATCATAGGCTTTTGTGGACATGGTGAAGCTCCTAAGTGTTGAAACCCAGAGGGCGGGAAGAT